GTATTTGACTTACAAACAGATTCAGACGGAAGATGGATGGTTGAGAAGTTTAAAGGATTAATCATGCAGATTGAAAGAGAAGCAAACGAAATCGCTAAAGGAACAAGAAGAGGTAAAGGTAACTTTATTCTATGTTCATCAGATATCGCTTCTGCTCTAGCAGCTGCTGGTCTTTTAGACTACACACCAGCTCTTTCAGCAAGTCTGAACGTTGATGACACAGGTAATACATTTGCTGGTGTTCTTAACGGTAGAGTTAAAGTATATATTGACCCATATGCAGCAGGAGACTTTGTATGTGTAGGTTATAGAGGGGCTAACCCTTACGACGCAGGTATGTTCTATTGTCCTTACGTTCCTTTAACAATGGTTAAAGCGGTAGGTGAGAATGATTTCCAACCAAGAATCGGTTTCAAAACTAGATATGGTATGGTAGCAAACCCATTCGTAGCGGCAGACGGCACTGGTACAAACAGAGCTAACCCGTACTTTAGAATCTTTAGAGTTGACGATATGATGAAATCATAAGTCTAACTTTAGATTTATTTTAAGGGGAGCTTCGGTTCCCCTTTCTTTTTTGTATAAATATAGATATGGCTACATTAACTACAAACAAAAACTTTTTAAGCCCAGTAGGGTTTTCATTTAAAATTAATAGTGATACTTATCCAAACCTAGAATACTTTTGTGTAAGTGCAAATCTACCAGACGTTAGTCTAAATGTTAACGAACAACCTTTTAGAGGAACAACAGTAAAATATACTGGTGAGACATTAGGGTTTGGTGATTTATCAATTAGAGTGAATCTATTAGAAGATTTAGAAAATTATATTGAGACATTTAATTGGATGCATAATATAATCAATAATGGTTCTGCAGAAGGATTCCAAGAAGATGGTACATTATTAATATTAAATTCACACAATAACGTTGCAAAAGAAGTTCACTTTAAAGGATTGTTTCCAACCTCATTAGGTGGTATAACATTTGATGCTCAAGGTGACTTTCAATATGCATCGTCAGATATAACCTTTGCTTATACCTCATTTGAAATTAAATAACAGTTTACTTTTTATTAAAACTGTGTTATAATATATACTATGAATAATTTACAAACAATATTAGATATGTGGAAGAAAGATTCCATTATAGACGAAATGGCACTCGATGAGTCATCAAGGGACTCTGCTAAACTCCATGGTAAATACCTAGAGATATATTCAGTTAATAAGTTAAGACTTAAAAAACAAGAAGCTGAATTTAGGGTACTACTTAAAGACAAATGGTTGCATTATAATGGCAAGATGTCGCAAGAAGAAATCGATAAAAAAGGTTGGGATTATGATCCTCTTGGAGGCCTCACAGTATTAAAAGGTGATATGGATTATTACTATGATTCAGACCCTATTATTCAAGAAGCAAAGGCTAAAATAGAATATACTGAAGAGATATGTAGTGTTCTTAAAGAAATATTAGAGAATGTTAAATGGAGACATCAGAATATTAAGAACATGATAGAGTGGAGAAAGTTCACTAGCGGAATCTAATGGAAACATTGGTCATTAAAAAGCTTAACGAAGCATTTATGTTTATTGAATGCGAACCCAGCGTTGAGCGAGAATTATCAGAACATTTTTGTTTCTTTGTACCAGGATATAAATTCATGCCTGCGTATAGGAATCGTATGTGGGATGGTAAGATAAGATTATTTGACCAAAGAAAGAAAACATTATATACTGGGTTATTTAAATATCTTAAAGAATTCTGTGAGTTAAGAGATTATAATATAGTCACAGATGGAAAGATAGACCAAACAGAAAATCACGATATAGATTCTTATTTAGAAGAGGTTGACCTTACTGCAGGTGGTAAGAAGATTATACCTAGAGATTATCAGATAGATGCTTTAAAGAAAGCTATGACTGATACTAAATCATTATTATTATCACCAACCGCATCAGGTAAAAGTTTAATTATATATCTTGCAATAAGATATTTCCTAGAGTTTTATAATCAGAAAATATTAATCTTAGTACCAACAACATCTTTAGTAGAACAAATGCATTCAGACTTTGGTGATTATTCTGCTACTGATGGTTGTAATGTAGATGAACATTGCCATAAAATATATTCAGGTCGTGAGAAGTTTAATTTAAATCAAAGAGTTATTATTAGTACATGGCAATCAGTTTATAAATTACCACAACAATGGTTTGCAGATTTCGGTATGGTAATTGGAGACGAGGCCCATAATTTTAAAGCAAAATCACTTACAGCCATAATGGAAAAATGTACTCAGGCTCAATATAGAATCGGAACAACTGGTACATTAGATGGTACTCAAACTCATCAGTTAGTATTAGAAGGTTTATTCGGACCAGTATATCAAGTTACAACCACAAAGAAACTTATGGATAGTAATGATTTATCTCAGTTAAAAATTAAGATATGTTTATTGAAATATAAAGATGAAATATGTAAGATGATGAATGGACAAAAGTATCAAGACGAGATAGATTTCATTGTTCAATATCCAGATAGAAATAACTTTATTACTCAGTTAGCTTTAGAAACATGTAAAGAAGGTAATACATTGATTCTATTCCAATACGTTGAGAAGCACGGTAAGCCCCTGCATGCCCTTTTAAACGAAAAGATGAGTAATACCAAGGGTAAAAGGCAGTTATTTTACGTTTCCGGCGAGACAGATGTCGATACTCGTGAGCAAATAAGAGCCATTACAGAGAAAGAAGATGATGCTATAATCGTTGCCAGTATGGGAACTTTCAGCACTGGTATCAATATAAAAAGATTACATAATATAATATTTGCGTCACCTTCTAAAAGTCAGATAAGAGTACTACAATCAATTGGCCGTGGATTAAGAAAATCAAATGATGGTTTAGATACTAATGTATATGATATAGCAGATGATTTACATTGGAAGGCCAGAAAAAATTACACACTACAGCACGCAGCTGAAAGAATTAAAATATACAGCAAAGAGAAGTTTAACTACAAGTTGTTTGATTATAAGTTATAAATAGATATATGGAAGCTACTAAAGTTAATATCAGACACTTTAAACTGTTAAACGGAGAAGAAATCATTGCTCTAGTCCAAAGGAATTTAGATGGAGCTTGGTTATTAGAAAGACCAGTATGTATTAATAATACTATGTTAGGTGGATATTCATTCGCACCTTGGTTTCCATTCTCAAGTGCTAAAACATTTAAGATAATGAAGAATCATGTATTGCAACACGTTCCCATCGCAGAACAAGTCCAGGATACGTATATTAAATATGTAATAAATCAACCAGAGGTTGCTACGCCGACTAGTAAAAGTGATGAAGAATTACTTGCAGATTATGAACAGCGATTAACTGAGAAGTACGCCGAAGAAGGTGTACCACTAGATGATAAGAAAGAAAAGATAATACATTAATTTTATATCTCTCCCACCCCAGGTGACTTTATTATTATATCACAGAAATCGCGATTTGTAAACGGTTTTTTGTAAAATATTTTTATTTACATTTGCAAAAAACTGTGTTATAATATAGATTACTATGGAGAAGATAAATGTCTATTAAACCAAAAGAAAAACCACATTACGTGAACAACCGAGAGTTCTCTGAAGCTGTGATGGAATATGCTATATCCTGTCGAGATGCTAAAGAGAAAGAAACTACAGTTCCGAAGGTCACAGATTACATTGCAAGATGTTTTATTAAAATTGACGAGGGGTTATCTCATAGACCAAACTTTGTAAGATATACTTATAGAGAAGAAATGGTTATGGATGCTGTTGAAAATTGCTTAAGAGCAATAGGTAATTATAATATAGAAACTGCGACAAGAACTGGAAAACCAAATGCGTTCTCTTATTTTACACAAATATGCTACTTTGCATTTATTCGTAGAATTACAAAAGAGAAAAGACAACAAGATATTAAATTTAAATTCATTGAGAAAATGGGTATAGATGATTTTGTTGCAATGGGTATGGACGAAGCAGGTGCTGAAGAAACAGCTGCATATGTTGATACACTAAGACAAAGAATTAGTCAAGTAAGAGTACAAGATACTAAGATTAAAGAATTTGCTAAAGAAGAAAAGAAAAAAGAAAAACTAGAGTTATTTTATGAAAAAGCTAAACAGTAAACAAATAGCCTTTCAAAA